AGAACTTGATTACATTGTCACATATGAACCACGTAACAAGTTTATCAGCAAAGTTGCATTGGATCAAACGGGGAATACCCTAGTAATGTTTCAGTTTGTAGAGAAACACGGAAAGGTATTGTATGATATGATCAGGAAGTTAGCTGCTGAAGGTCGTAAAGTATTTTACGTATCTGGGGAAGTAGATGCTACTGATCGAGAACAAATACGAGGGATCGTAGAAAAAGAAAATGACGCTATTATTGTCGCTTCTCTTGGCACTTTCAGCACTGGCATCAACATCCGCAACCTTCATAATATTATATTTGCGACACCATCCAAATCTCAAGTTAAAGTCCTCCAATCAATTGGTCGTGGCCTTCGTCAGTCTGACGACGGTAGGAGTACTAGGCTTATTGATATCGCTGATGATCTCCATGTCAAATCTCATAAGAATTTTACCCTGAAGCATAGCGCTGAAAGAATCAAGATATATACTAAAGAAGGATTTGATTATAAGATCTATCCTATTAACCTTAAACCCATAAGAGTAGAAGAATATGGAGACAACCTCTTCGATTAAACATTTGAAATTAGTAACGGGTGAGGAACTTATTTGTGAGTTAGTAAGTGAGTTACAAGACTCATTTATCGTAAAGAATGCATTGAGCCTTATGGCCAAAACTATGAATGATGGCACTAAGTACTTCGCTTTTAAAACATATATGGTCTACCAAGACACACCAACAAATGTGATCATGGTGTTTACAGACAAAATCATGTCTATCGCCGTACCCACACAAGAGATGGTGACTCAATATTCTAATGCGCTAAGTGAGATGGCAGCATATCTAGAAGAAGATGAGGCCCAACAGTTAGAAGACGATTTCAAGGAATCTTTATCGCTTGACGAATTTCTTGATGAAATGGATATTAGATTAAGTAATGGGGACATTGATTCCGACATCAGTGGGATGACAATTAATTAGTATATTATCCTCCCGAGACGACTGATATATTATATACTAAAAAACACAATCCGTCAACCTATTGACGAAACAATTGTATTTTAGTATAATACCTGCTAATTAACTGAGTTGTATATTATGAAACCTAAAGAAAAACCACATTATGTAAGTAATCGAGACTTTTCAAACGCGGTAGTAGAATACTGCACCGAAGCCCGAGAGGCGAAGGCAAACGAGAGTTCTGTTCCTGTTGTCCCAGACTACATCGCATCTTGCTTTCTTAAGATCGCCGAGGGTCTCTCGCACAAGGGCAACTTTGTGCGTTACACTTATCGCGAAGAGATGGTCATGGACGCAGTCGAGAATATGTTGAAGGCGATCGAGAACTACAACATTGAGGCGGCTACTCGTAGCGGTAAACCAAATGCGTTCGCATACTTCACTCAGATATCTTGGTTCGCGTTTCTGCGCAGAATAGAAAAAGAAAAAAAGCAACAGAACATCAAACTTAAGTTTATTGCCGAAGCCGATGTTATGGACTTCTTGGCAGAATCACTTGAGGAAGATGGATATACTTCCCAACAAGCATCTCCTTTTATTGACTCTTTACGTATGCGCATCGATGCAGTAAAGTCTGCAGATCACGAATTCAAAGAGTATGTGAAAGAAGAAAAACAAAGACGACGTCGCGCGGTTAATGTAGACTCAGACTTATCAGAATGGATGGAAGATTAACTTGACAAACCCTCTTATTTGTAGTAGAATATTCTTCATATAAGTTGAGTTGAGTCTTTATGAAAATCGCAATCTTGAATGACACCCACTGCGGGTGTCGTAATTCTTCTGATATTTTTATGGATTATCAAGAACGCTTCTATGGTGAGGTGTTCTTTCCATACTTGTTAGAAAACAATATCACACAGATATTGCACCTTGGTGACTATTACGATAACCGTAAGACGGTCAACCTCAAGGCGTTGAGTCACAACCGAAGAATATTCCTAGACAAGTTGCGGGAGTATAATATCCATATGGACATTATCCCAGGAAACCACGACGTCTACTACAAAAACACCAACGGTTTGAACTCACTCAAAGAGTTGATGGGGCACTATATGAACGAGGTCGATATCTTGATGGACCCGATCGTTCGCGAGTATGATAGTGTCAAGTTCGGGCTTGTCCCTTGGATTTGCCCAGAGAATGAAAACGAAGTGACTGAGTTTTTGAACAACTGTGGCGCCGATGTCATTGGTGGTCATTTTGAATTGGCTGGATTCGAGATGGACAAAGGAATCGTATGTAAAGATGGCATGGATCCCAAACCTTTAGAGAAGTTCGAGACTGTTCTGTCTGGACACTTTCACACTAAGTCAAGTCAAAAGAATATTCATTATTTGGGCGCACAGATGGAGTTCTTCTGGAACGACGCACACGACCCCAAGTACTTTCACATTTATGACACAGAGACACGTGAGATGACTCCTGTCCAAAACACTGTGACAATGTTTCACAAGATTTATTATGATGAAGATACTGTCAAGTATTTCGAAGACTTATCTTATCTTGACGGTAAATTCGTCAAACTGATTGTGAACAATCGTTCGGATATTCAAAAGTTTGAGCGATATGTCGAAAGACTCCAGCAACAGAAAATTCATGAATTAAAAATAGCAGAAGACTTTCGCGAGTTTCGTGGTGAAAATGTCTCAGATGAAGACTTAAGGGTTGACGACACGGAAACTTTGATTTATAATTATATCCAAGAAGTCGAAACAGACTTAGACAAAGACCGCATCAAAGGTGTTGTTTCTGAGTTGATGGTAGAGGCGCAAGCTGTAGAAATCGCATGATTAAATTTGAAACTTTGCGTTGGAAGAATTTTCTTTCAACGGGTAATTATTTTAACGAAATTAATTTTCTTGACCGACCCACCAACCTCATCGTCGGTGAGAATGGTGCAGGTAAGTCTACAATGCTCGACGCGCTGTCGTTCGCATTGTTCGGTAAGGCACACCGTAAGATTAACAAAGCACAGTTGATCAATACGATCAACAACAAAGATTGTGTCACTGAGGTGACCTTCACAGTTAACGGTGTTCAGTACCGTGTACTGCGCGGAATCAAACCCGCTAAGTTTGAAATCTGGAAAGATGGCAGTATGATCAACCAGAGTTCACACGCAAGAGAGTATCAAGAGATTCTTGAGAAGAACGTCCTACAGATGTCTCACAAGAGTTTCCACCAAATTGTTGTTCTCGGCTCGTCGTCTTTTATCCCGTTCATGCAACTCAACTCAACCTCTCGGCGTGACGTGATAGAAGACCTTCTTGATATTAACATATTTTCCAAAATGAATGTGATACTCAAGGAGAAAATCTCTCTCCTCAAAGGCGAGCTAGAGAACAACAACCATTCTATAGAAGTTGTCAAGACCAAGATCAATGCACAGAAGAAATACATTCGTGATCTGACTGCCATCAATACGCAACAACGTAAAGAGAAAGAGGCAGAGATCCAAGGTCTCAATGACGATATCGCTATACTCAATGAAGCGACAGCAGAACTATCTGAGACTGTCAATAATTTGTTGCCTTCCGTACAGGAAGAATTGAGCAAGATTCGCGTCAACAAACAGAAACTGGAGAAGTACCGCACACAGTTTGGTACTCAAGTAAAGACCGTTGTCAAAGAGGCAAAGTTCTTCGATGAAAACGAACACTGCCCGACATGCGATCAAGACATCGGTGATGATTTACGTCAAAGCAAACGATCTGCCGCTACTGAACGTGCGAAAGAATTAAAGGGTCTTATGACAGAGGCTGACAAACAGTTAGCAGAGTATCAAGATGCGATCGAGAAGTTAGAGGCAGAGATGTCTGACCTTGCGCACAAGCAAAATGTCATGAACAACAACATGCAGTTAGTCGCCAGACTCACACAAAACGTTCAGAAAATACAACAAGACTTGCACAGCATGGCAGACAGTGATGGTGATATGGGTCAAGCGAACTCAGACCTCACTGAACTGGACTCTGAGTTGCATGAACTGACTGACACTAAATTTCTACTAAATGAGCGATCATCGTATAACCGTGTGGCTTCTGAATTATTGCGAGACACCGGCATCAAGACCAAGATCATTCGTCAGTATGTTCCTGTAATCAACGAGTTGACCAATAAGTATTTGCAGATCCTAGACTTCTTTGTTCACTTTGAGCTAGACGACAGTTTCAGCGAGACCATACGATCAAGATACCGCGACACGTTCTCGTACGACTCTTTCTCAGAAGGCGAGAAACAACGTATTGACCTATCATTATTATTTACTTGGCGACAGATTGCCAAGATGAAGAATTCTGTATCGACTAATCTGTTGATACTGGATGAGACGTTCGACTCTTCGTTGGACGGTGAGGGTGTTGATAATCTTATGAAGATCATCGACACATTGAAAGACGACACCAACGTCTTTGTGATTTCGCACAAGACTGAACTAGAAGATGCACACTTTGAACGCAAGTTAACTTTCGTTAAGGACAAAAACTTTAGCCGTATGCGAGAAAGTACTTGACACCGGTGTCAAAATATTATATAATGTGTACCATATTAACTGAGGAAAAACCTAATGGAATTATCTAGTCGCACGGTCGAGATCTTGCGAAACTTCTCGACTATTAACCAGAACATCGTAGTCAATGGCGGTAATGTCATCAAGACTATGTCTATCGCGAAGAATATCGTATCTCAAGCAGAGATTGAGGAATCTTTCCCCAGCTCATTCGGCATCTATGACCTGTCGGAGTTTTTGTCGGTCTTGTCCCTTGTAGACAACCCTTCAATTGAGTTTGGTGAAAACTTCTGTACCGTATCAGACGGCAGTGGTCTTTCCTCAGTTCGTTATTTCTACTCAGACCCAGAGATGCTATCTTCCCCTAAGAAAGAGATCATCATGCCTGAGTGTGAGGTCAAATTTCTCCTAACTAACGAAACCCTAAGTAAGATCAAACGAGCATCGTCTGCATTAGGTTATGATACTATTTCTATCCAACCAGATGGTAACTCTGTGCGCATCGACGTCGTTGATACAGAAAATACGACTTCTAATTCATATTCGATTCAAGTCGAAGGAACTTTCCCAGAGGGATCGGACTTTAACTTTGTTATGGGTGTTAACAATATGAAGTTGTTGGGTGATGATTATGAGGTTTCGATTTCAACTAAGTTGATCTCTAGTTTCCGATCGATATCTGGTAAGACTGAATACTTTATTGCACTAGAAAAATCTTCAACATACGGAGCATAAAATGACTGAAGAACAAGCAACATTCAATGACCTTTCTAACCGTGTAGCACGTTCTTGCGTTGCAGTCGTAGATACTGTCGTAACACGTGGCGGTTTCAAGGGTGAAGAACTTACCACTATTGGTCAACTACGTGACCAAGCAATTCAAGTTGTTTCTTTGTACGAAGCACTTGCACAATCACGCGCCGAATCCGCCGCTGAGGATACATCTGCGTAACTAGTTTGGGTTCGTGGGCAGTTCCTGTTTCCCCGCGAATGATCTGTTTATGATGTTTATATTGCCCACGGACCCACTTTTATGTTCCGACTAAATCCATACATAGCAAAAGAGACATTAATCCACGTAAGTTTGGGAACTTTGATTAATTATCCCCTGAATATTTTTTACACGTGGTTAGCAGTTGTAAAATGGGGAGTAACAGATCCTCTTGTTTTATCTACTATTTTAACTGCAGGAATCTCATTTGTAGCGTTCACGCGCATATACATAGTACGTAGTCTCACAGAAAAGCATAAAGCTGAGAGACAAAAATACATCGATAATTTGCCGCTATAGCTCAGCTGGTAGAGCAACTGACTTGTAATCAGTAGGTCCCGTGTTCGATTCATGGTGGCGGCACCACTTTCGGAGAAGTCGTGAATATCACTACAAAAGTATCAGACACCTTTGCAAGATCTATGACTTCTTTTTTTAGATTCTTCGCAGACACTTTCTTTGGTCGTAACTATGGCAAACGTGCTCTTATCCTAGAGACGGTTGCAGGTGTCCCTGGAATGGTGGGTGGTATGCTCACGCACTTGTATAGTCTACGCAGACTGCAGAAGGGCAATGGTACTAAGATCCAAGAACTATTAGACGAAGCGACTAATGAACGCAAGCACCTAATGTTCTTCATGGAGATCGTTCACCCTTCTGCCCTAGAGAGGGTTCTTATCATCCTTGTTCAGTTTATCTTCTGGCATTACTATCTTATAATGTATATGTTGTTTCCCCGTACTGCGCACCGCATGACAGGTTACTTTGAAGAAGAGGCAGTGAACAGTTACACTAGTTACTTGGCACTAATAAAAGCAGGAGAGATCGAAGATGTCCCTGCACCACAAATTGCTATTGACTATTACGTAGATCTTGAAGAGAGTGCAATGCTCTCTGATATGATTGTTTGTGTCCGTCGTGATGAGATGCACCATGCAAAGGTAAATCACGCCTACGCGGACGAATATTAATAGCAAATATTCATACCGTTTATCTATGAAATCGGTTTAAAAGAGGTTATTATTAGATAAATATTGTTGCGGATGTATTTACGAACATGTAATAATGTTGTATAATATCCTATTGATTACTACTTATATTATGAGGTTTAAATGAGCAATGAATTTTTATGGGTTGAGAAATATCGTCCACGCAAAGTCTCGGAGACGATTCTACAGAAAGAACTAAAGACTACTTTTCAAAACATCGTGGATGGTGAAGAGATTCCCAATATGATGTTTGCAGGAACCGCTGGTACTGGTAAGACCACAGTCGCACGAGCGATCTGTGAAGAACTGGATCTCGATTATATCGTAATCAACGGATCAGAAGAAGGCAACATTGATACACTACGAGGAAAGATCAAGCAGTTTGCCTCTTCTGTTTCGTTGTCCGGTGGTTACAAAGTAGTTATTCTGGATGAGGCAGATTACCTCAACCCACAGTCCACACAACCTGCGTTGCGTGGATTTATTGAAGAGTTCTCGAACAACTGTCGTTTCATTATGACATGTAATTTCGAGAACCGTATTATCGAACCACTGCATTCTCGTTGTACTAAGATTGCGTTCAACACGACCAAAAAAGATCTACAGTCTTTATCGGCGGACTTTATGTCTCGTGCGATGGACATTCTTCGTGACGAAGGTGTCGAATATCACAAAGACGTGTTGGCGCAAGTCATAATGAAGCACGCACCAGACTGGCGACGTGTACTGAATGAGTTGCAGAAGGGGTCTATCTCGGGAACACTTAACGTTGCTCCAGCAATGGGACAAGACGTAACAGACCCATACACCCAGTTGTTCACAGCTATACGAGATAAAAACTTCAAGAAAATGCGGTCGTGGGTCGTCAACAATATTGATGTTGAGCCCGCTTCTATTTTTCGCGGCATCTATGATCGCATGTATGATCATGTCGCACCCAACAGTATTCCACAACTTGTTCTTATTCTTGCTGATTATCAGTACAAGAATGCCTTCGTTGCGGATCATGAATTGAATCTGGTCGCTTGCCTTACCGAAACGATGGCAAATGTAGAGATCAAAGCATGAATCCGTTTGAGTTTGTAAATAGTATAAACAGTACTAAAGTCAATCTCATGGACCAAGATGAGGATACTGAGGCTAAATATAACTCATTTCTAGTAAATAGGTCACTGTCTTATTTCCCAGAAACTGTAATTATGTCTAATGAAATGAATCGTTTGCACCACTTAGATTCTAAATTACAATACGACTTTCTTATAAATATTGTACGTAAGAAGAAACGATTCTCTAAATGGGATAAACCTGAAGAACGTACCGACATAGAATGTGTGAAGCAGTATTTCGGTTATAGTGAAAGCAAAGCAAAACAGGTGGTAGGTCTTTTGTCAGAATCACAAATAACAACAATTAAAAGTAAGGTATCCAGAGGTGGAAGAGAATAATCTAGTTCAATGGAACGCTGACATGATGTTAGAGATCACGTTGGCAGAACCAGATGACTTTTTAAAAGTCAGAGAAACCCTAACAAGAATAGGCGTGGCTTCTCGTAGAGACAACACCCTATTTCAATCATGTCATATCCTACACAAACAGGGTAGGTACTTCATCGTCCATTTCAAGGAGTTGTTTTTATTGGACGGTAAAAAATCAAACTTAGAAGTTTCAGATATGGAACGCCGTAACACAATCGCAACCCTTCTACAGGATTGGGGTTTAGTTGCAATCGTAAATAAAGATGTCGCACGTGATTGTGCGCCAATGAGACAGATTAAGATCATCTCATATAAAGACAAGTCAAAGTGGAATTTGCAACCAAAGTATAATATTGGAAACAATTGATAATGTCAGAATATTATGGTATTTTTGACGACCGTGATGAGGATATCCGGACGAAAACGCCATTTGTAGGAAATCTCCCATTTAATATGAGAGAGACATACAACTGGAACGAGTACATGCAGATGATGGACTCACATCCGGATGACCTCTACGATCGCAACTCAGACAAAATGCGTATAGGATTAAATTCGTTTCACAGTCGCGGTAGTGCACCGGACTTTGCGAAAAAGATCTATGAAGAAATGCAGGATGTCTTCGCGCTTCACGCAAACAAAATCACGAACATTGCGTTTAGTGGTTTTGGTCGTGCAAGCGGTTCTTATCCATGGCATAAAGATTCTATGGATGTGTTCTTAGTTCAGGTTATTAGTACTGTCGGTCTTAAAGTAGAAGGCATAAACAATAATGAACCGTTCGACTTCGAGCCAGGAATGTACGTGTACTTGCCTAGAGGAACTCATCATCAAGTGTTCCCTAAAGTCTCACGTGTATCATTTTCATTTGGAGTAGAAGGTAGTCCAGATCCGTCAATGTATTACTAAGGACTTAATATGTCAGATAACAAAAGCAATATTGTTTCGTTCTCTGAAGTAGCTAAGAAGAAACTGGAAAAGCAGAAAGAATTAGAATTTTATTACAGACACTTGGACATGTGCTTGCAGAAACAAGCGTTCATAGAAATGGACATCAAGGTCACAAAAGAAATCATCGACATGATCGAAAATGAGACGGTTGTGTTGGTTGATGATTCTGTCCCTATTATAGAGATAGATGATGAAGATTATGACCTAGACGAGTGATATATTTACGTAAAAAAAAGTCATTTTAGTCTACATTAGTCATATATATACTTACGACCTGCCGCATAAGCGGGGGTTATTTAAAAACTTGCTTAAAATTAAGGAGTCACAACATGACATTAACAGCAAAACAACTGTTCCCACGTTCAGCATTCGTCGGATTTGATACTATGATCGACGAATTGGATAGAGTCGCACGACACTCGGGTGATACGTT